TATCATGTGCAACTGTTGCTGCTGTTAATAAAATCTTAAAAGGTACTAAGGTTCCTTTGTTAGGAGGTAAATAATGAATAAATCAGATAAAATATGGGAAGTTCATTATGAAACCAATCAAGAAGGCTGGAAAACTAAAATGGAAGTAGTAGCAAAAAGCAAAACTTCTGCAATAGGTAAGGTTGCAAGAGATGTTGCTAATACTTTGACCCCAGATGTTTGGTTTAGATATAAAGATTGTATCAATATAACTAAGGAGAGAAGCAATGAAGAAACAAAGTAAGAAAGAAAAAGTCTTAATGTATCTTCAAACTTATGGTAGTATAACTCCTCAAGATGCTTATGAGCTCTTTCAATCCATGCGATTGGGAGCTCTCATACATAACTTGAGACATGATGAACCACATTATAATATAACATCTAAGTTAGAAGGTAAGAGTGGTTATGCAAGGTATACGCTTGAACCAGGAGTATATGAAGATTACGATAACTCTAACAATAATAAAAGTAAGTAATATAACTTGAATAATTGATTGAGAAATCGTAAATTAAGAAGCTATCAAATCAAATAATAAATAACAGGAGAGTACATGAAAACATTACTCATAGACTTAGAGAATGGATATAAATCTATTGGAAGTAGAGAGACTATTAAAGAAAAGTTTGGATTACCACTCTTAAACTTTAATGACTTTACATCCTTTAGAAACTTTATAGGCCAACTCTGGGCTCGTAAAATGATAGAAAGAGAAGTAAAGATAGGTGGCGTATCTATTCCTCAAAAATCTTGGCAAATAACAGCCAAAGAAGGTGTAGAAATAGATTGCATGGTTATAGATACGGCAAGTGAAATGGCTAAAAAGTATGCAAGAGAACTAAAGGGCAAGGCAGAAGCACTTCAGTTAAAACAATGGGGAAAGCTAAAGGATACTCTTGACCACTTCTTTTCATTCACTAATGCTATACCTGCTAATCTTGTAGTAAACTGTCATTCTAAGATGCAGGAAGACCATGAAAATGGTGTAATAAGAGTCATGCCTTATATCGAAGGTTCTACTAAGGTAGATGTTGGTAAATGGTTTGACTTTGTCTTTTATACAAAAATACGTAAAGCTAAAGATGGTACTCGTAAATATATGTGGGTAACAGCTAGAGATGAACATTTTTGTCATGCTAAAGACAGAACACAGTTATTAGAAGCTGAAATAGAGCAAGATTATGTTACAGTATTTAATGCTGTGAAGAAAAAAGGATGGGATACTGCTAAGATTCTTGTAATTGGAGAACCAGGTAGTGGTAAAACATTAAGTTTAAAAACATTAACTAAAGTTAAATAAAGGAGGCCAATATGGCAATCACAGTAACTAAATCAACAGGTGGTGGAGGATATACAGAAGGTTGGAAGACAGTAACTATATCTAATGCTACTAAGGGTGATTACAACGGTAGTAAATATGTAGACCTTTTCTTTGAAGGTTATCCAGAAACTCTTAAATGTAGAGTATGGGAAGCTAGAAGTGGTGAAGGTGAAGAGTTCCAGATAGCTAATATGGTTAGGTATTCTAACCCGACTATTTTAGATGAAATGGATAAAGATGGTACAGCTGCTGCCAGTTTAGATGATTCACCTGCTGGATTAAAGGGTAAGTCATTACAAGTTTTCTTTTATAAGAAAGCTAATGGTTATTCAGAAATATCTCCTAAGGTAGTACCTGCTAGTCCTTTTAAGAACATAGTAGATAATATTGATGAAGATAGTATAACCAGACTAAAGGCATCTGCTGAGGCTTATATTAAAAGAAGGCAGGAAGCTAATGGTGCAATACAAACAGAAACAACTGAGACTTCTACTGATGAAGTTCCTTGGGACTAACAACTAAATAAAGGAGAATATCATGATAAGAGAATTTGCGTTCGGATTATCAAACAGGCATCATTTCTTTCCAAGTAATAATTCTGTTAAGTGGGAAAATGTTGCTAAAGATACATTTCTCTCCTTATATGGTTATGATGAATCAGTTATTCAATTCTTTGAGGAAAAGAAAACACTATCAGGTTTTAATGGTGAAATCTATATGCCTAAAGAGTTCGTACTTGACGTAGACGGTGTAGAGATTAAGGAAGCTCAAGATAAAACTATTAAACTAGTTAATACTCTTGAAGAACTTAAGATACCTTGCAATATTTATTTTAGTGGTAGAGGATTCCATGTTGGAATACCTGATTCTGCTTTTAAATGGAAGCCAGGTACAAATCTACACCTTCGTGTCAAAGATGAACTTGATAAAAGAGGAATATATGAATATGCTGATGTATCTGTTACTGATAAGACAAGAATAATAAGATTAAACAACACATTAAACTCTAAATCCAGATTATGGAAAATATATATAAAGTATGATGAGTTAATAAATCTTAGTCCTCTTGGAATATCAGCCTTAGCAAATAGACCAAGGCAAGTAGAAATACCAGTATTACAATGTGAGCCTGCATTTGATGTAACAGAGAGGGAAATAAAAAAGCAAACTTTCAAGTTTAAGGAAACTATTGGAAGTGAGCCTGACCCCATGTTATATCCATGCATCCAAACAATGTTAAATGGCTCTTCCTACGGCGGAAGACATGCAGTAGCATTGCGTTTAGGTGCTTGGCTCAGATGGAGGTACCCAGAGCACGTAGTAAGATTAGTCATGGAAGACTGGCGTAAAAAGGTTTCTACTTTAGAACATCCTTTTAAAGAAGAAGAAATGAATAGGCTTATTACTGATTGTTATAAAGGTCATGGAGGTAGTGGTTATAGATATGGCTGTAATGATAAAGTGATGGATAAACACTGTAATTCTACTTGTACTTTGTTTAAAGCAAAGAAATCTCAAGGGCTTATGAGTGCAGCGGACATGGAAGAAAGTTTAATAAGCTTTCTTAAAGGTGATGTAGTTCCTATAGATTTAGGAGGTTTATATAATAAGGATTTTCCTATATATCCTGGAGAATTGGTAGTACTTCAAGCTCCACCTAAATCAATGAAAACAATGCTAGTTCAAAACTGGGTTAATTCTTTTAAAAGACCAACTTACTTTCTTGAAATGGAAATGTCTCCACGTCAGATATGGAAACGTTTCATTCAAATAGAAAAGGGTTGGACTGAAGAAGATTTAACTAAAAATTATGCAAGTTCTGATTTCAAATTGGCAGATAAGTTTGATTGGTTGAATGTAGATTATCAACCATGTTTTGCTATTGAGCTTGAAAAAAGAATAAGTATGTTACCCATTAAACCTGAAATAGTAATAGTAGACCATATGGGATTAATGCTCTCTAAGCATAGAGACTTAAATCTAAAAATGGAAGAAATAGCAGGTGCTTTAACTGAGGTAGCTATAAAGCATAATGTAATAGTTGTTGCTATAACAGAAATAACTAAATCAGCAATGACAGAAGGTATGAACATAGCATCTTCTAGGGGTTCATTTAGAATAGCTTATAATGCTAGTAAGATATTATCGCTTACAGTTTCTAAAGATGCTGAAGGAAATGTTAAGACTATGTCAATAAAGACAGAAGCTAATAGAGAAAGAGGAGCCTTAAACGTTCTTCTTAGAGTTGATGGCTTAAAAATAGATTCTCCTGTAGGGAGACAATTAACATAAGGGAGTATAATGGCACAACCAAAAAGAACACTAAACGAAATAAGTACAGATATTATGTTAGTTCAAAATAGTTTCGAATTGTCCGAACAAGAAATTGATGAACAATTAGATACTTTACATACTGAACTGCATGATAAGGAGAACGGCGTTTACTGGTTCTATAAGAATCTAGATAGTAAGGTTGCTTTAGCTAAAGAGTATCAAGATAAGGCTAGAGATGTAATTAAAAAGCTTAACTATACTCAGGAAAAGTTAAAGCGACTTGTTCTAGAGGCTTATGCAGCTAGTGGACAACTTCCAGCTCATGATGAATTCAATCCAATTAAAATAATACAAATGGGTAAGGTAGAAGTGATAGATGAAACTAAAATACCTGATGAATATTATGTTGAGAAGATTGAAACAAGGCTGGACAAACGTAGAATAC